ACTCCGACGAGACAGGTATCATCGTCGCTGGCATCGGGCACGACAAGCGCGGATACGTGCTGGCTGACCTTAGCGGACGCTACACACCCGACAAGTGGGCGAGGGTGGCCATTGAAGCCTACCGCGATTGGCAGGCCGATAGGATCGTCGCGGAGAGCAACCAGGGCGGCGATATGGTGTCGCACACACTGAGGACCGTTGACCAAGACGTGCCGGTGAAGCTTGTTCACGCGAGCCGTGGTAAGGTGGCGAGGGCGGAGCCGGTATCGGCGCTGTACCAACAGGGGAAGGTGTCGCACGTCGGTTCACACGCCCGGCTCGAGGACCAGCTTTGCACTTGGACGCTTGGGCAGGCCAGCCCAGATAGAATGGACGCACTAGTGTGGGCGCTGACAGAGTTGATGCTTTCAAGGAGCGAGGTGGCATTTGGGTAAAGGTGGACAGAAACCGCCGGTGTCGTACTACGGTGGGAAGCAGAGGATGGCGCACCACATTGTGCCGCTGATACCAAGACACACGGTATACGTAGAACCGTTCGCGGGTGGGGCAGCAGTGTTCTTTGCGAAGCCGTGGCCAAATGTGACGAGCGAGAGCCACTACCGCGAGGTCATCAATGACACCGATGAACGGCTGGTGAACCTGTACCGCGTGCTGCGCGACCACGGGCAGGAGTTTTGCCGCCGGATGGCACTGACGCCGTTGAGTGCGGCGGAGTATCAACGAGCCAAGGACTTGAGCATCGGTGATGACGTGGTTGACGCGGCGTGCCGCTATTTTGCGAACATCGGCCAGTCGTTTGCGCATAAGTTAAACGGAGGATGGCGCAGAGGTGTATTTGGCGAAAATCACGGTACAACGTGGCACAGCCGGGTATCTCGCCTGCCGGAGTACCTCGACCGGATGGCGGGTGTCCACATTGAGTGCGACGATGCTTTGAAAGTCATCAAGCAGTGGGACAGCCCGCAGACTTTCTTCTACTGCGACCCGCCGTACCCTGGTACGGATTGCGGGCACTACAAAGGGTACACCGTCGATGACCTGCAAGCACTCGTCGATGCACTGGATGCCTGCCAGGGTAGCTTTATCTTGTCGAATTATCCGCAGCGCGGGGTGACGATGCCGGACGGGTGGGAGCGGCACGAGTTTATGGCGCACGCATCAAGCAGACGCCGCGGCGGGTATGACCGCAGCAAGAAGATGGATGAGTCTGACCAGAACCGCAAGCGCACGGAAGTAGTGTGGCGACGGCTTGCCCGCGTCGAGCCGCGTGAGGAGATACGCAAGTTGTACGCGAGCGGTGCGTTTGATTGTTTCACTGGAGACCAGCGCGGGTTTTTGTGATACACTGACAAGGTGTGTTGGCTGCGGCGCCCCTTTCTCGCCGTCGCCCTTAGACACCCTCGCCTCACGGTGGGGGTGTTTTTGTTGCGTGCGCTTGGTGGACGTGATACGGTAGCGGTATGCGATGGATTGACCGCCTCCAGCTTGCAGTAAAAGCGTTCCGGCTTGGGCCAGCAGTGGTCGAGCCGGCGGACAAGTATTGGGGTAAAGACCCCGAGCCGTTCTCGCCTCCAGTGTATGGCGACTACCTTGCCACCAGCAGCAGCGTTTACGCTTGCTCAAACCTGCGTGCACGCAACTTGGCAAGCCTCCCGCTGCGGGCATACCGGATGGAGAATGGCGCCAAGGTGGAGGTGACCGAGGGGCCGTTCATCGACTTGATGAGCCGGGTGAATCCACACTGGACCTACCAGCGCCTGATGCAAATGCACGAGCTGAGCCTTTGCTTGTGGGGCTCGAGCTTCTGGATTCTGGAGCGCGGTCCGAATGGAAAAGGTGTCCCGACGGAGATATGGTGGGCACGTCCTGACCGGATGCGCCTTATCCCCGACGAGCAAAATTACATCGCCGGATGGATATACGAATGGGACAATCAACGGCTCTACTTCCGCCCTGATGAGGTGATGTGGTCGCGCTACCCGAACCCTATCGACGAGTTCGCTGGCCTATCGCCTATCGCAGCCACCCGCCTCGCCATCGACACGGCGCACGGCGCCTTGAAGAGCAATCACGGCATTTTCAAAAACGGCTTACAAATGGCGGGGGTGGTGACACCAAACGACGCCGACACGGTTTGGTCGTCTGAGCAGGTCAAGCAGTTGGGTGACGCGCTGGAGCGCCGGTTCAAGGGCGCGGACAAGGCGCACCGGGTGGCCGTGCTGGGGCAAAGCGCAAACTTCAAGACGATCGGGGTAAGCCCGAAGGACGCGCAGTTTATCGAGCTGATGAAGTGGTCCCGCTCAGACGTAGCCAGCGTTTTCGCCGTGCCGCCTGAGCTTATCGGTGACCACGAGCACGCGACGTACTCGAACATTGAACAAGCCTACAAGTCTTTCTGGACCGACTGCTTGATACCGGAGGCCGCCCTGCTGGCTTCGGACATCACCGAACAGTTGTGTATACACTTTCCCGAAGTGGAATGGGTTGAGTTCGACACGACACATATCAGTGCGCTTCAACCCGACAAGGCAAGCCTTGCGGAGCAGGCGACAAAGTGGGTGGCGATGGGCGTCCCCTTGAACAAGGTTCTCGCGGAAATTGCACCGTCGATGTTACCGGAAGATGGTGGGTACGCTTGGGGCGACACCCCGATGATTCCGATGATTCCGCCGGCACAGTCTACAGATAACACGCAACCGGCAACGAGGGCCGTCAAAGGCGAGATTGGTATGACCAGACCTGCCAAAATGATGGAGTTTGGCTCACCTGAACACGTCGCCTACTGGAAGGCTTGGGATGCACGGGCGCGTCGTCTCGAAGCACGTATGAAGGCCACCGTTGAAGACCTGATGCGCCAGCAGGCGGAAGAGCTTACCCGCCTGGTAGCTGAGCAGGCCGAGAAGATGTTTAAGAAGGTGGCGTCACGTGACGACTACCCCGGCATCAACTGGACACCACCGCAACGGGTGCGTTCTGCGTTCCGCCGTGGCCTGAAGTTGTACGAGGATGGGCGTGGTGGAGATGGACTTGTGCCAGCCACCGTGGACTGGGCACGTCGCCTGGCTGCAGGCGAGCCCATCACGCCCGACAAGACTGTGAAGATGAACGCTTGGCACGCCCGGCACGCGAGCGACAAGCGACCGGGGTGGGATAAAGAGGGCGAAGAGACACCCGGCTACGTCGCGTTCTTGCTTTGGGGTGGCGAAGCCGGTCGCAATTGGTCGGCCAAGCTTGTCGCTGAGATGGAATCCTACGGCGAGAAGGGTATCAAAGCGCTTGATGATGAAGACGACATCAACGCTATCTGGGTGAAAGCTTATTGGGATGATTTCTTCGCGCGAGGTATCGACCCGATAATGCGCGAGAGCGCTGCGGTTGGTGCGCGTGATACTTACCGGCAGTTGGGTGTCACGACGGCGTTCAATCTGGAGTCACCTGACTTTAATCAGTTTGTGCTGGGCCGTGACCAGCGTTTCGCAGAGCAGGTCAACGAGACCACGTGGAACACGCTGCGGCAGGAGATCGCAATGGCCATCGACGAGGGCCGGAGCATCCGCGAGATTGAACGCGTAGTAGAGCAGGTGATGGGTGACCGCATCCGTAGCAGTGCGGAGACCATCGCGAGGACCGAGACCATCGGGGCGCTGAATGGTGGGGCACTTGAGGGTGCCAGACAAAGCGGCATCAAGACCAAAAAGACGTGGATCGCCTCGCTTGACCCGCGAACCCGTGAATCACACGTGGATGCGCACATCGAGTATCAAGCACGGTCGATTGATATGGACGCCGACTTTCAGGTGGGCGCCGGAGCCGGTCAAGCACCTGGGCAAATTGGGCTGGCTGAAGAGGACATTAACTGCCGCTGCACCATCGGGTGGGATGTGGACCTTGATGCCCTTGAAGGCAGGAGTATTGACCCGAGTGCCGTGCACAGGCTAAAACGGTTTGTGGAGGGCAAATAAATGCACGTCGTCAAGGCTGAATTTGTCGAGGTGATGGAAAGTGAAGCAGCGCGAGTGTACACATTCCGTGCTTCGACTGGGGCGGTTGACCGCCAAAATGAAATTGTCGACCAAGCCGGATGGGACTTGGCATCCTATCGGCAGAATCCAGTGGTGCTGGACTCGCACAAGTATGATTCTATCGAGGACATCATCGGACGGGCCATCCGCGTTGAGGTGGTCAACGGCGCCTTGGAATGTGACGTGATATTTGCCGACAGCGAAAAAGGCGAGTGCGCTGCCGAGCTTGTCGGGCAAGGATTCTTGCGTACAGTGTCGGTTGGTTTCCGGTCGCTGGAGCGTCGCCCCGGTGGTGCTGGCCAGCCGCTCACTCACGTACGGGCCGAGTTGCTGGAGGTCTCCCTCGTAGCCATCCCGGCCAACCGCGAGGCGGTACGGATTCGTGGTATCGAACATTTGGTTGAAGAGACCAAAGCCGGGCGCGTTATCAGCGCTGGGAATATGGAGAAGTTGCAGGCGGCAATCGACGCGATACAGAGTGTCATCGATTCCGCAATGGGTGAAGAGCCCACGCAAAAGCCAATGGCTGAAGCCTGTAAGCCAGAGGAAGAAAAGGGTATCGATGCAGGCGTCGTTGATGCGCTCACGCGCTTCGTAGGAGGGCAAAATGGATAACGGCCAATTGGAAGGGCTGCTCCGCGACGTCGCGGCGCGTCTGGACTCGATTCAAAACAACACCTTGACTGAAAAGAACGTCAAGGAAATCGCCGAGGGCATCGTCAAAAATGCTCAAAACGACAATGCCGAAGAGTATCGCAAGATGCGCTTCGGTGCGGCTGACCCGGCTTTGGTCGGTTCAAAGTTCGCACGTCACAACCTGTCTGCGAGCGACATCGAGATGCTGTACGACATCACGACGGCCGCCAAGAACAGCCATATGGGCCCGGGCCCGTCAGAAGAGCTGCGCAATGCGTTCGCCGCGGTCTCCAAAGCGACCTATATGGATGAGAACATCGTCAAAGCCTACGACAAGACGGCGCTTGACAATCTTTTCCCTCGCGTAAAGAAGGGTATGGCTGGTAAGGCCGAGCTGGACATGTACGCCAAGGCAATGGATTCCGCGGAATCTGGTTTCGGCCAACAGCTTATCGGCGCTCAGTACGCCGCCGACCTGTGGGAAGCGGCACGCCCGTTGTCGCGCGTGTTCTCGCTCGTTGATACCTTTGAGATGACCGCTCCGACGGCTTACTTGCCGGTTGAAGTGGACATCCCTGAAATGCTCTTCGTGGGTGAATCCACCTCCAGCACCGCCTTCACCAGCCCGTATGCCACGTCCCCGACTGGCTCGCAGCGAGTGCAGGTCGACGCCAAGAAGTTCGTCATCCACCAAGTGTGGAGCGGCGAGCTTGAAGAGGATTCGATCATCCCGTTCCTGCCGTTCCTCCGTCGTCAAGCGGCCCTGGCTATCGCCCACTACAGCGACAGCCTTATCCTCAACGGCGACACGGTGAATGCGGCGACGGGCAACATCAACTCCGACGACGCCGACCCGGCTGACACCAAGCATTACTTGGCGTTCGACGGTCTTCGTAAAATCGGCCTAGTCAATAACACGGCCAACAGTTTGAGCCTGGGCGGTGCGGTGACATATGCTCAGCTTCGTGCACAGCTTGGCCGGATGATTGACACGGCGCGCTTCGTGGACTGGGGCCACCCGATCCGTCCAGAAGACGTCGTCTATATCACCGACCCCAAGACCGCCGAAGCCATCGCGCAGCTGGATGAAGTCTTGACGGTCGACAAGTACGGCCCGCAAGCAACCGTTTTAACGGGCGAGCTCATGCGCATCGGACGCAACCCGTTGCTGTCATCGATGGCGATGAGCCTGACAGAGGCTGACGGCAAGGTGTCCGCGACTCCTGGCAACAACGTCAAGGGCCAAGTGGTTTGCGCGAACATGCGCGGCCTCAAAGCCGGCTGGCGTCGTCGGGTAAAGGTGGAGACCGAGCGTCTTATCGGTTCCGATCAATCCCGCATCGTCTACAGCCTGCGGATGGGACTGGGGCGCTTCACGCCGACGGGTGCGGCTAGCGGTATCGAGTTCGCGGACGTCCTGTACAACATCACGGTCTAATCAGTCTGAGCGCCGGGGGGAGACCCCCGGCTTTACCATATGGAGGGTGATATGCAAATCACGAATGAGTTAGCCAAGGGGCAAGTTGTCGCATTGAGCTTTGCGCAAGCGAATGTGGCAGCCACCCAAACAGACGTTCAACTGAAGGACGCCTCCGGCCAAGTGGAAGGCATCACGATGCCGTTTGACGGTGAGATTCTGGCCATCTCGGCAGACCTGAGCGCAGCAGCAACGGCTGGCACGCTGGCCGTTGGCGCGACCATCAATGGCACGGAACAGGCGGCCAGTACCTTGTCGTTCACGACACAGACCGCGCGTTCTGCAAAGATTGCCCGCGCAGGCGCACGCTTTGTTGCTGGCGACAAACTGGGTGTCGAGATTACAACGTCCGGCACTTGGGATGGCACGACGGCTGACTTGGCAGTGGTGGTTTACGTGCAGCTGAACGTGGTGGGTGTCTGATGCTACGCTGTCTCGCGAAATACAAGAGTGCATACGGCGCCTGGAATCCGGGCGACATCATAAATGACCCCGTCAACGAGGCGGGCATCTTGGCGTCCTCACCCTTGTCGTTTGAGGTGGTGCAGGAAGCCAAGGCAGCGACGCCTGATGTCGATAAGATGCTCAGGACTGCGAGGACCAAATGAAATCAAGCGCAACCGGGCTCCTAACCCTCCAAAATGCCGCTGAAGCTAACGGACCTGGGCAGCTGTACCCGCTAACCGGGTGCACTGCGGCTATGATTTGCGTCTCTGGTACGTTTACGGCCGACATTCACATAGAGGTGACGTCTGATGGCAGCACCTGGCACGAGATCGCTGTGCGCGACCTGACTACAACAAACGCATCGGACAAGGTGAAGAAGCTGACAGGCGTGGCACTCATCAAAGCTGAGCACATCGGTGGTGCAGTGTATCTCCGCGCACGCATAGCAGCGTACTCTACTGGCGCCGTGACTGTCCGGGCAAGCGGCCACGCATAGGGGGACTGATGGCAATCACGAACGGCTACGCGACGCTTCAGGAAATCAAGACCTACCTGAGCACGTCTGCAAACGCGGATGATGCGCGTCTTGAGCGTGCGATCGAGGCGGCCAGCCGGGAAATTGACATGCGCACCCGCCGTCAGTTCTATGCGACCACGGCGACCAAGTATCTTGACCCGGTGGATTCGGAGCACGTATCGCTCGACGACGACCTTTTGAGCGTCACCAGCTTGGCCATCGACATGGGCAATCGAAACTATCGCATCCTTGACCCTTCCACATATGAGCTTGACCCGTCCGACGCACCGTACCAAGCTGTCTACGTCGCCCCACAAAGCCAAGAAGTATTCACGGTGGGCCGCCGGGGTGTCCGCATCATCGGTAGCTGGGGATACAACGCCACTGGATCGCCGCCTGATGCAATCAAGCAAGCCTGCTTAATCCTCGCCGTGCGCTACTTCAAGCGTCGCGATGCCGCCTTTGGGGTGCTTGGCACGCCTGAGCTTGGCTACACTCGCGTTCCGGGCAAAGACCCGGAGGTGTCAGCACTCCTCGCAGCCTACCGACGGGTGGAGGTGTACGGTGTCTGATGTCACAATCAGAGTAGACATAGATGACTGGAAGCGCATCAAAGAGAGCCTTGACGTACGCAAGGGCTTGCGCGAGACACTCACCCAAATTGGAAGGCACGCAGAAAATGCAAGCAAACTGGCGGCACCCGTTGATTATGGTCGACTGAGGGCGGGCATCACTCATCAAGTAACCGAGGACCGCTATAGCATCGATGTGCAAGTTGGCGTGATTGGTGGTGTGCGCGAGATGCCGTATGCCTGGTATATGGAATATGGCACGGGCACACAGCACGACCACCCAAACTGGCCTCGCAGACCTCATGTGGTCCACCCGAAATATCTTTCAGCATGGGGACCTGTTCGACGCGGGATGGTGAGTGCAGGTGCTGCCGCTCATGGAATCACTAAACGTGGCGGTTTGAAGCCTCGCCGGTATCTCCGCGGCCCGCTTGAACGCAACGGCGACCAGTACGTGCGCATCATCCGCTCGTTTATCGGCTCACTGAGGATTGACTGATGGCCAGTATTCAGACCATCCGCGATGGCATCGCCACCCGCCTCAACACGATCACTGGGCTTTACACTTATGCTGACATCCCAGACTCGATGCTGACGCCTTGTGCCGTCGTTGGGATGCCAACCAGTATCACCTATGACTTTTCTTTCCGATCACCAGTGTGCCGGATGAGCATCCCTGTCCGCGTGTACGCTGGCCCGACACTTGAACTCGAAGCACAGGCCCGGCTTGATGGTCTGGTTTCGGCCGACGGCGCATCGAGTGTTCGCGCTGCCATCGATGGGGACATCACCTTGAATGGTTCGGCACAAACGGCTCGACTTGTTTCGGCACAGGCTTATGGCGCGTATGACTTGCAGGGTGTATCGTATCTAGGGGTGGAGATGACGCTGGAGGTGATTGCATAATGCCGAAGAAAATAGAGTCGCTTGAACAGGTGGAGCCGGTATCCTACGAAGGCAAGTACATTTGCCTGAACGGGATGAACTACGCCGACGTGCGCCGCGAGCGTGGTGATATCGTGGACGACATCCCTGCCGACAGCCTCGAGTGGCTGCTTGAATGGGGCCACGTCGAACCGTACACCGGCCAAGTCTTGGGCGACCCGCCCGCCATCCCGCACGTTGAACGCCGGGTGCGCAAGACGGACCATATTGTTGACGCCAACGAAATGGTTGAACTGGCCGAGGCTGGGTATCCCATCATCGAGCCGGTCGTCGTCGTGCTTGAGCAAGAAGAATCCGACGTGCGTGAAGCGGTTATCGCGGAGATTGACGAGCAACAAGCAGGCAACGAAGCCGCCGAGGGGGAATAGATGCCAGCCGCTCACGGTCGTTCATCCT